TTCGACGCAGACAAGACAGAGCGAGGGCGGTCGTGCCTGAACGCGTACCGCCGCGAGTATGACGATAAGCGGCAGGTATTTAAGCCCACGCCGCTGCATGATTGGGCGTCAGACGGCGCCGATGCGTTCCGCTATGCGGTGCAGGCATACAACGAGGGGCTGTTGATTGAGCAGCACTGGGGCGAGATCGACTACAGCGAAATGAACAGGGCAGTCATATGAAACGCAGGACAGAGGAAGAACTGGTCGGGATCATCTGGGGCAATTTGAGCCGAGCCAGTGACTTCAGCACCAGTCAGTTGCAGGAAACACGGCGCAAGGCGTGGAACTACTACCTGAACCGCCCGAGGGGTGATGAGCAGGAGGGACGTTCACAGGTGCAGGACACCACCATCCGCGACACGCACCACGCGCTGATGTCGACCATCATGCCAGCCTACTCCACCGATAACATTGTGCAGTTTGAACCGTGCGCTGCCGGCGATGAAGATCAGGCAGAAGCGGAATCTGCAGCCGTCAACAATATCTTCACAGAGGATAATTCGGGCTATACCCAGCTCAATAACGCGGTCAGCGATGCGCTGTTGTTTGCAAACGGGGTGATGAAGGTCTGGCTGGATGACCAGGTTGATAAACAGACCGTGGTTCTGGAGCCAAGCGTTACAGACGGCGCTGTCCGTGCCTACTACAAGGCTGAAGGGTCTGAGGTTACAGCTATAGACCGCTCTGATGATGCGGTCACGGTGCAGATAGAGCGCACCACCCAGAAGCTGCGCACAGAGAGCATAGAGCCGAGCTACTTCTATGTAGATCCCAATGCGCAAGACCAGAACATCCAGAGCCATAGGTTCATAGCGGAGCGGGTGATCCTGATGCGCTCTGAGCTTGAAGAAATGGGCGTTAGCCGTGCCAAGGTCAAGCAACTGACCGAGATTACGGACGAGGGCATGGTCGCCGGTGCTGGCATTACGGCTGTTGATGTGGCGGCTAAGTACATCGGTGAGCAGCCGACCTATGAGCAGGCGGCAACCTATGCCGAGCAGCGGTGCGAGTGCTACTGGGTACACATGCTGATTGATGGCGAGAAATGGCGTTTTCTAATCGGCAGCCAGATATTGCTGCTGAAGTCGCCTGTCAGTTACTTCCCTTATGCGACGGGTGCGGCGTGGCCTGTCAGCCACAGGTGGGCGGGTTTGAGCCTGTATGACCTGCTGCGCCAGACGCAGGACAGCAAAACCAGCATTTTGCGGCAGTACCTGGACAACCTGAACGTGGCAAACAACGCCAGCCCCATTTTTGACCCGGCGACAACCAATACCGATGACCTGCTGGCGCGGGCGCCGGGGCGTGGCCTGCGCAGTAAAGACCCTGCGTCGGTGGGCTGGATGCCAACGGTAGATGTCACCACCCAATCGCTTGCCGGCCTGTCCTACTTTGACGAGGCCGCTACCCGTCAGGCTGGTGCGGCGCTGGATATGGCGAGTGCTGAAGCACAGTCCGTGAAGGACGTGTCAGGGCTGTCCGTAGAGATGCAGACCGCACCCAAAGAGCAGATGGCAAGCCAGATAAGCCGCAACCTTGCCGAGACACTGGTCAGGAATACTTTTCTGCTGATCCACAGGGTATTGCGGGAAGAATGGAGCGGCACTATCACATTCAGGCGCACCGATGAGTGGGTAGACGTGAATCCCAGCGAGTGGAAGCCCCGCAACCGCATAAATATCACTGTCGGGCTGTCGCCGGGTGACAGGCGCCGGCACCGTGCTGCGCTGGAGTTTGTCATGGCACGGCAGATGGAGTTGATCGTCGGCGGTGCTGCCAATATCGGCGCGACCTACAAGAACTGGCACAACGCGATGTCGGACTGGCTGAAAGCGGCAGAGCTGGACGGTGCTGAAGGGTATTTCCTCGACCCTGATGGACGCGAGTCACAGGCCGGTCAGCAGGCCGCAGCACAGGCTGCGCAGAGCCAGATCGACCCGACACAGGTCGCCATCCAGCTAGAGGGCGCCAAATTGCAGGAAGACGCCCGCCAGCACGACACAGAATTGCAGTTCAAGTACACAGAATTAGCTCAAGAGGGCGAAGTTGAGGAAGCAAAACTTGTCGCAGACGGAATCAAGGCCAGCATTAGCGCCGCAACAGGCGCGGGAACTGGCGAAGCTGGTCGAGCAAACGGGGCTGATCGAGGCAATCAGGGCTGACCTGTATGTCCGCTGGTGCAACAGCCGCGATATGGATGACTGGTCGGAGGTTCTGGTGGCGCATACGCTGCTAGACCGTGCGGAACAACTACTGAGGGATATGACAGATGACAGTTGAACAGTCCGCCGATCAGGCGCATACTATTGAAGACCTGGCAGGAATGCTGGGTCAAACATCACCGCCGGACGAGGGTTCGCAGGGTGATGCTCTATCGCTACCCGAGGGGGAAGCGCCACAGGCTGAGTCTGAGCCAGCCACAGAAAGCTCAGAGGCCGTACAGGATGAACAGGAGGCTGTTCAGAAGCTCACGGTTAAGGCACTGGCTGAAAAGCTAGAGACAGAGCCGGGTCAGTTGTATGACACCCTGCTGATTGATGTAGGTGGTGAGGAACCGCTAACACTTGGTCAGATTAAAGACAGGGCAAAAGAACTGGTCAGACTCGATGAAGTGGTTGCAAGTGCAAACGAGCAGCGGCTTACGGTAGAGAATCAACTGATGCAGCAGCGCGCCGCCTTACAGCGGCAGGCCAGACGGATGGGCTACCAGCCCACTGAGGCCGATATGGCTGAAGCACAGGCGGAGACCGAGCAGTATCTGAAGTTGCAGGAGGCGCTGGCTGTTGAATACATGCCCGAATGGGCTGACACCGGCGTCAAACACGAGGATATGAAGGGCATTCAGTCCATACAGGACGAATACCTGTTCGGAGAGGCGGAGCGGCGACTGATGGTTGACGCACGGCTACTGAAGGTCTTCCGGGACTACCACCGGCTGCGGGCAGAGGTGAACAGCGTGGCGAGTAAGCAAAAGCGCCAGAAAGTGAACCAGAAGCCCAGCTCACAAACCGGCACCGGCAACCGTGTGGCGAAAATTCGGGAACTGGCACAAACAGATCAAGGCGCTGCCATTTCCGAGCTGAGTAAATACTTAGGGTAATGATATGGCACAGTTAGAACAGGTCGACATCCGCGAAGTACCGACAAATCTCAACAGAGAAGACGTGCTCCAGCAGATCGTCGACATTTCACGCATCCCGCTTCCGTTCATGGACATGGTGAGCAAGCGGTCACACACCAACACGAAGTTTGAATGGTCGGCAGACCGTCTGGCAGACCCGGATACCACTAACGCGGTGATTGACGGCTCTACTGCCCCGGCTGCGACATCGGCGCCCGCTGTACGGCTGGCGAACTACGGTCAGATCAGTCAAAAGACGGTCGGCACCTCGACTCGGGTTGAAGCCTCTAACAATGTGGGCAATGAATCACTGGCTCGCCAGATTCAGAAAGCCACGCAGGAGCTGCAGCGCGACATGGAAGCCATCCTTTTGTCGAACCAGGCGAACCGTGCTGACACCGGCACAGGTGGCGTTGCGGGTCTTACCGCAGGTCTGGAGGCATGGGTTGATGACTCGACTATTGAGCAGACGCCCGTCACAAAGTCTCCGCAGTGCTATGTTGACCTGTCTACAGGCGGCATTGGCATCGGCGGCTGGACGAACCGCACAGGCGAGATTATTCCGGCAGTGGATTATTCCAGCGTCACGGCGGTCAACGCCCTGACGTTCAGCAGCATTAAGGATGTGCTTGACGCGCTCTATCAGCTCGGGACTACAACCCCCAGCAAGCTGATGGCGCGCCCGGCTGTCATTCGTGCGCTGTCGGAGTTCATGTTCACCAGTTCGGCGCAGATTGCATCGCTGGTGCGTGACCGTAACGAGATGGGTGCAGCACAGGCGCAGGCCAGTGTTAACACGCTGCTGTCGGATTACGGTTTCGTTGTGGACTTCGTGCCGAATCGCCTGATGCAGCAGTCTGGTGATGGCTCGCCGGATTCTGACACCATGTTCATCTTTGACCCGCAGTTCTTGCAGGTTTCGATGCAGGGTGGCGGCATCCGTTCCAAAGAGCTGCCGGTTTCCGGTCTGGCTCGGGCTGTTCAGGTTCACTGCGACTACGGTCTGCAAGTGTCCAACCCGGACGCACTGGGCGCTATCTTCGGCATTGATGACAGCGCAGCGGTAACGGCCTAATGTCGGTACAGGACACGCTGCGGGCGGCACACGGAAAGTTTATTCGTGAACGGCGTTATCCGCAGCGTGATTCTGTGCTGAAGCAGAATGCGGAGTTGCAGAAAGCAGATGCAGTGAAGCCCACAGAAGGGCTTCGGGCGTTTGCTAACTTTCCTCCGCATGAGCTGGAGCGGTTAGCGGAGAAGGGCAGGACAGACCGGGACACTCCGAGCTGGTATACCGACTTGACCAGTCCTGATCCGCATTATCGTTCCCGCGCTATACAACGGCTGGTCAACAGCAGTGAAGGGCGCGAGTACCGCGTAGGCAGCACCAGCAGGAAATCGTTCTACTTCAAGAACAACCCCCTAGCGAGGGACAAGTAAATGGCAGGCAAACACTACAACGTTGGTATTGCGTCAGGGTACTTCAATCCGGCCTTATTGAACGAGCCGCCGGTATTCCCCGGCAGCCGTACAGATCGCGCCTATGCTGAGGGCAGGGCGGCGGGCCTTGGTGGTCTGGGTAACGGGCCTCATGCTACAGACACTCCCGAATACTGGGCGTGGGAGAACGGATGCTTTTTCTCTACCTTGGCTAATGCCAAGATCCAGACGGGCATTGATTAATGTTGACGCACGGGCGCAGACACCTGATAGGTGGCGCTAACCTGCTGCTGGTGGGTGATTCGTGGACGGATGACACCTATTCGTGGGGTCAGTACGGTTCGCTTCTGTCCGGTGGGTTGACGGTGGTCAATGAGGGCACGGCAGCCCAGACGGTGCAGTTCTTAGCCGCCAACATTGCCACAGACCTGAGCAACAACCCGACCACGGATGTCTGCGTGGTCTGCTCCAGCGGCATCAACGATATTGTTGGGCGCTCTGCGGCACAGATACAGGCAGACATTGTGAGCTGCTATGACGCGATTGTGGCGGCTAATGCGTGGCCTGTGTTCGTGGGCATCCCGCGCAGCAGTTCATGGGTCGCAGGTGGCCTCAATGACAAGGTTGATGAGGTTGAAGACTATTGCGCCAGTTACTTTGCGGCGCGTGGTGTGCCGTTTATTGCCCTGAAGCCGCTGGTCAGCGATGACACGGGGATTTACTCGGGCATGAGCGAGGACGCTCTGCACCTCAACGAGAATGGCGGCGCTGTAGTGGCGCAGGCTGTTATGGGCTGTATCAAGGCAACCTCATGGCGCAAGGCGGCGGTAGCGTAATGGCGACATACGGCGAAATAAAACAGCACGTACGGGATGTGACGCACCGCGCAGACCTGACTGATGACCTTATGGATGTCTGGTCGGCATCGGTCACGGCGCGGGTCAATGACGAGCTGGACAGCAATGTGCAGATCGCGCGGCTGTCGGTCACGCCCAGCGCCAACCCGTGGGCTGTCGGGGAGCTTCAGCCCTCCGGCGATCTTGATGTCGGCTTGCGCATACTTGAGCTGCTGACCACTGCGGATAATGGCGACACATACAAACTTCAGGCCACCAGCCGTGACCAGGTCACGCAGTGGGTCAACGAGGCCGGTGGCCCGTTGTTTTACTGCCAAGAGGGCAACAGTGTGTACGTGGCCCCCTTTGCGGCGCAGGAGTACACAGTTGTCTGCCGTCTGGATGTCAACGCGCTGAAGGGTAACAACAAAACAAACGTGGTGACGAACACCCACCCCGATATTTACTACTACGGGATGCTCCAGCGGGCATACGAATATATGCGTGATGTAGAAATGGCAGAACGCTACCGTCAATTATTTGACGCCGAGATTGAGCGCGTAAACATGGCCAGCGCCAGACGTGCTACTCCGGCCAATATCCAAGTATCAGGAGCCAGCACATGGCATTAGAAACGGGAGACCGCATAGAGGATTTGGTTCCTTCAAATCCAGCCGTTGGAGACGATGTAAGTCTCGGCGATGACCACCTCCGGCTGATTAAAGCCTGTGTGCAGGGCAGCTTCCCAAGCCTTGGCAGCACGGCTGTCAGCGTCACGGCGGCACAGATAAATGATGTGCCGAATAAGCTGGTCAGCTGGAACGGGCGCACTGATACGGCGGCTGTTCCTGCTGCCGGTGACTATGACATTGATGACCTGGGCGATGTAGACACCAGCACCACCGCGCCCGGCACTGGCGAGTACCTTCAGTTCGATGGCACCAACTGGGTGCCAGTCAGTTTTGTGCAGGGCGTGGCACAGGCTCAGATTACCGCTCAGACATATGGCCCAGTGTCCAGCAAAACAAAACTGGAGCTGGACGTAAGCAACTATGCCAGCACCGGCCTGACGGTTGACACCACAAACAACCGCATCACGAATGCAACTGGCGAGACCGTTGTCGTTATTGCCCGTGCGTGTCTGTTCTGGGAAGCCTTAGACGATCCGTCTGACTGGTTGCTGACCATTGACAAAAACGGTGTGCAGCAAGGAGAGGTGCTAGATTTTAACACCAATACCAGCGCTGAAGAATCTGCGACCTTTGAGGTCGTTACGTCAATGGCTGACGGTGATTACATCGAGGTTAATGTGAACGTGTCGAGCGGCAGCGAAAGATTTCTCAGTAAACAAGGCAGCACGTTGCTGGTGCAGATCATACCGGGGGCATAACGTGGCACTGGCGCAGATCAGGCCGACAGGCTTAAACACAGATATACCGGCTTATGACGTGCCGCCGGAGCTGTGGACTCGCGCCGAGAATATGTCGTTTCAGGATGTTCACATTGAGCAGACGCGGGGCTGGCGCTATATCTATGACGCAAATCCCACGGTAGCGACACCGCTGTATGTGCAGAACAGCCTGCACGGTGGCGTCAATCACTGGCTCTATGGCTGTGCCTCTGCCGTGGGCGTGACGGATGCGGCAGGCACCCATACCGACCTGACGCCGGCGTCGGATGCGCCGAGCAGCACAGACGCGGCTGACTGGAGCGGCTGCGAACTGAACGGCTACCCGGTCATTAACTGGGGTGCTATCCCGCATAGCTGGGACAGATCAACCGGAAGCAACGTGGCACCACTGGCCGAGTGGCCCAGCGGCTACACGGCAAGAGTTATGCGGGCGCACCGTTTCAGCCTTTGGGCGCTGAATATCGGCGGCGGCGTGGACTGGCCCAGCGTAGTGATGTGGTCAGACACGGCAGCACCGGGCAACCTGCCCGCAGCGATCGGCGGCGGTGGTGGTGGTTCAGGCACGGCATGGACGGCTGGCTCCAGCTCAAACGCGGGCAGTTTGTCGCTGGGCGACACCGGAAACGCGATTACCGACGGGCTGACGCTGGGCGATAACTTCATCGTCTACAAGGCGGGCAGTTCTTATGTCGTGTTTCCTGATGAGACATTGATCTACGGGCAGCGGCAACTGCTGCGCACGATGGGCTGTCTGGCGCCCAATTGCGTGGCTGAGTGGCAGGGCTTGCACGCGGTGCTGGGTGACGGTGACATTTTCCTGACAGACGGCACCAGCGCGGGCACCCGCAGCCTGATAGACCGGGCTACGCGGCGCACGTTGTTTGCTGAACTGGCGCAGGGTGAAGATCCGGCGAACAACCAGCCGATCTATGAACGGTCGTTTGTGGTGGTCAGCCCGAACAGTAAAGAGGTGCTGTTCTGTTACCCGACTGAGGGCAGTTTGTACCCGAATAAGGCGCTGGTATGGGATGCCAGCAGCGGCACAACGCGGTTTAAGGATACGGTAGACGTATTCGGCGCAAACAGCTTTCGCAGCCTCAGACTGGGCGGTTCCGGCACACCGTCCATTGCCTACGGCAATCTGACCATCAGCGGTGTGTCAGACACATGGTCAACGCAGACCGATACATGGGCGACGGTAGACCGCACGTGGGACGAAAACGCCGCACGGGAAGCGTCAGACGGGCTGGTGGCGATTGATTTTGACAATGCCACGCTGGCTGAGTTTGACATCAATGACAGTCAGGAAGTTGGGCAGATCAACGCCACGGTGGCGCGTGAATCACTGGACTTTGGCGCACCGGATCAGGTCAAGCTGCTGACAGAGGTCTGGCCTAAGGTCATCGGCAGCACGGGTGACGTGATACAGGTCAGGGCAGGCGGGCAGATGGAGCCGGGCGATCCGATTAGCTGGTCTCCGTATGTGAACTACACTATCGGCACTGACCGCAAAGTGGATACGTTTGCCACCGGCAGGCTTATCAGCGTGGAATTTTTAGGGCAGGGCATCCGGGGCTGGCGAGTCGGCGGCTTTGATGCCAATGTGGAATTAGCGGGCAGGTATTGAGATGGGTTTTGGATTTGATTTTGGTAAGACCAGCGGCAGCAGCCAGAGCTACGTAGACCCCAGGCAGCAACCGTTCCTCGATTTTACCCGCAACCTCGGGCAGGCGCTGGTCGGGCAGAATACCTCACTGGCGCAGCAGTTCGCGGGCATGGCAGGCTCGAACCTGTACGGCTTCGGGCAGCAGGCGCTCGGGCAGCTGGGCAGCAATCCGTTTTTGTCAGCCCTGCAGCAGCAGGCCGGGGGCAACCCTGCCCTCGTAAACCAGCAAATAGGGCAATTACAAGCCGATCTGGGGCGTTCTTTCCGTCAGGAGGTGCTGCCGGGTATCTCGCGCTATGCGGCCGGTGTAGGCGCTCTGGGTGGCTCTCGTCAGGGGGTCGCAGAGGGTATTGCTGCGCAAGGCTTTGCAGACGCCTTCAGCCGGGGTGCTACGGACATTTACAGCGCAGAGCAGCAGCGGCGGTTGCAGGCGGGCACGGCAGGCGGTGGTCTGCTGGCGCAGGGCTTGCTGGGCGGGCTGTCGAGTCTGGGCGGGTTGTTTGACGTGGGTCTGGGTCAGTTCACGGGCGGCATGGCGCCGCTGGGGCTGTACAGCCAGATTCTGGGTGCGCCCACGGTGCTGGATAAGAGCAGGCAGAGTAGCTTTAGCATAGGGGGTGGTGAGAAATGAACAGGCGTACAGTAGCCCGGCAGCGGGCAGAAGCGGCACGGCAAAACCTCACGAACATGCAGGGCTTTCAGTGGTCTGATTTCCTGTTCGGGCCGTCCGGTGCGGAAATGGACGCCCGTTCACTGGCCTATGATGAGGCGCTTGGCGAACAGCGGTTCGCGCAGAGTCAGGAGCAGCAGGCTCTATTGACCCAGCAGGCTAACTCGAAAGCAGCACGGGGCATTGCGGCGAACTTCGCCTTGCAGAATTACGGTCAGCGGATTGACCCGAATATCGCGATGGGGCTGGGGCAGATACAGGAAGGGCTGGGCACGGAGGCGGCCTATGCAGCCTCACAGATGCCGCAGTTCAACCCGGCAGTCGCCGCGCAATTGCAGGAGCAGCAGCTACAGGCAGCCGAGCAGCAGATGGGGCGCTGGGGTTCCGGCCTCGACTACAATCAGTTCCAGAAGCTGAACAATTCGGTTAATACCTATGCCAAGGGCATCGGCAACGCCCGTTTTGTTTCTGACGTTATCAGCCAGACCACGCCCTTACAGCTACAGACGCGGGCGATGGCAGGAGTCGTGGGTCAGCTCGAAACCACTATGTTCGAGCTGTACCGGCCTATTCAGGCGCTGTCAGAATCGAAAGAGTCTGTTCTGCGTGAGGGTGAGCGCGAGGCCATTAATGATTACCTGAACAACCCGACTGGCTTTATATCCCAGCTTATGAGCTTTGACGCCGCGACGGTCGGAAAAATGGATAAGCTGGAACAGGCATTGCAGCGGAACATGGATTCCGCCCTGATCGGGTTGGATGATCGCACCCTGATGCTGCTGGGCGATTCAATGCAGATACCGCAGAATGCGTTTACGCCGCCGAGCGCCAATGGCACGATACGCGACCCGAAGATGCGCCCCATGACGCAGGAGGAAGAGCAGCAATTACAGTCCGGTTTTGAATCCATGCAAGGGATGCCGATATTCTGATGCCTGCCAAGATCGGACAAATTATGCAGGGCGATGACGGTCAGGAGTACATGCTGACCGCGCAGGGCTGGGTGCCTAACAATGAGCGCCTGGAAAACATCGCATCAATGGGCACCATTGGCGCACTGGCAATGGGCGTTGCTGAAATAGGCACGTTCGGGCTGGTGCAGGCGCCGGATGAAGTGTCACAGACCAGCCCGGTGGCTAGCATGGTGCCGACCGTGGCAGAAACGGCAGCCGCAGCAACAGGCATCGGCGCACTAGCAACCCGAGGTGTCCGTAACTCCGTATCAGGGTTGCGCATGTCTGAACGGGTGTCCGACCAGATACAGGCGTCACAGCGCAGCCAGCTCATCCGCAGGCCGTCAAACATCGCGGGCGATGCCACCACAGCGGGGCAGGTGCTGAAGCGGGTGGAAGGCGGTGTTGAGGTGATACCGGGGCTGAACATCCCGCTACTGGCGCAGAAAGCCATCAACCAGCGCACGATGAACGCAGGCCTGGCGCGGGCGCTCGACCTTGACCCGGCGATGGTAAACCGCGCACGGCAGGGCATTGATGAATCGGTCATGCTGGCCGCGCGCCGCCGTTACCAGCAGGACTTTGACGCGGTACGTGATGCCATTGGCGAGAATTTTGACCAAGTGAGAATGAAGTCAGTCATTGAGCAGGCGGCTGACGCCGGGCTGATTGTTGACAAGAACGCGCTGCGGAAGCTGCAAAGCACCAGCAACCTCACCGGCAAAGAGGTGATGAGCCTGCGCAGCAAGATGACCGACATCCTGAGCAGTAACGCCCAGTGGGAGACAAAAGAGGTGGCGCGGGTCATCAACGAGAACATCGACGACATTATTGAAACTGCGCTGGGTGAGGAAGGGCAGGCGCTGTACCGTGCTGCCCGTGCCCGTTACCGGCTGTGGCGGGACGCACGCAAGGGGGCGGCGCTCGGCAACGGCAATCAGGTCAACCCGGCGAGTATGTACAACAAGCTGGATCAGGATTACGGTGATGCGTTTGCTGCCGGTGATGACATTCCCGGCATTACGCCAGAGATTAAGGACTTCATGGCGCTGGTCAGGGAAGGGCGTGACCTCGACGTGGGGCTGCCCTCCAGCGGCACAGCAGAGCGGTCAATGATCGCGGCAGGGATCATGACAGGGATCGGCATTGGCGCGAACTAGGAATGGCAATTGAATGAACAAACTTCAATCGAACTCGTTGACCTGTTGCTGGCTATCTGCGGATTTTTATTGGCAACGGTTGGGCGCGTAATGTGGCAACGCATCAACAAGATCGAGGACAAGCTCACCGAGCAGACGCGTGAACTGCATCAGGCTATTGACCATCAGGGCGCGGTTTTCCGTGAGGAACACGGCAAACTGCGGGAGCAGATGACTAAGCAGCACGAGCACATTGTCGAGATATTGATTCAGACACGGCAGGGGTCGGGGCAATGATAGTTAAAGGCGGTTTGGCGCTGCTCGGGCAGTTAATCGGCATATTCGGGGAGCAGGGTAAGGCAAAGGCCAAGGCGCTGGAAACGCTGGCGGCTAACATGGCGCGCACCTGGGTGGATGAGATCATCGCCCTGTACTGGTTCGGGCCATCCCTGCTCGACTACATGGGTATTACAGGCCCGCTGATCCGGCAGATGGCGATGATAGGCGACGGCTCTATGCTGTTCCAGACGCAGGTCGGCATCACGGCTGCGGTGTTCGGTCTCGGGAAGCTGGCTACTCCTAAGAAGTAGTCGAGAATATGTGGTTATAGGCGCCCTTGCTGGGTGTGTAGCGGGTTTTCTCGTTCATCCGGCGCAGCACCTTGCCAGCCATGCAGCCGCAGTACCATTGAAACGCAGGGCAGGCCAGTTCCTGTTCCTGACACAACAGGTAGTTCTGGCACATACCGCCGCCACGGTCTTCGCAGGGTGGTTTCTTGATTGCCAGCACCAGCCGGTACAGTGCAATATCTTTCTGTCTGCTGCCGCGTTCGTTAGTCATTGAATAAATTAACCTTGTCTATAATGGCATTAGTCAACTCATCAGCGTGGTATATGCCATAGTCTTTAGGCTGTACATGAGGGATGTCGGAGCCGTCTAATTTGTTTAATGCGTCTATGATCTCATTTGCCTTAAGGTACCAGTCCATAACTGGGTCGGTAGGTTTTATTTTTTGAATAGTCATAATGTCTATCAATAAAAAACAGGTCGAATTTACCCGCACACTGGCGCGGTTTTTATGCTGGTGCTTTGACAATGATTATCTTGTAATCGGTGCCGAGTGGTATCGAACCCCCGCTCAGGCGCGGCTCTATGCCGAGGAAGGACGCGGGATCGTCAACAGTGTGCATACCAAAAAGCTCGCTGTAGACCTTTTCCGATACAAAAACGGGGCTATCAGTTGGGACGTGGAAGACTACCGCGCCATCGGTGAGAAGTGGAAAAGTATGCACCCGCTGGCCCGCTGGGGTGGCGACTTCAAGAACCGGGATGCTGTGCACTTTTCTTTTCTGCATAACGGCGTTTGTTAAGCCCGCAGGTGCAGTTCCGTTCGCTGTATTCGATAAATTCCCGCTTGCCC